GATCGACGAAGCTATAAGAGCTTGCGCTTGCTGATTAGCAAACGCCAACCCTTGGACGGATTTAGCAGCAGATCTACCGGATTGGCCCTTAGCAATCTGTGCACCTTGCTCTAACAAACCACGACGTCGAAGCTGATCAGTTTGAATAGCTGCTTCTGCGTATCGTTCATCTTGTGCTAACTGAAGTGTTTGTTGTGCAAAATCAGCTTCAGCGATAGTGTTATCTAAAGAGTTGTAGACATCCTGTTCTTTTAGTTTGGCAGATGCAATGATGGCTTGTTTTTCACCTTTGAGTGTTGCCATTTCACTCTTGATCATCTGCTTGTCTACATTCAGCTGTATATTTTTAATTTTAATCTCACTAGCAGCAGTCTCAGAAGCAAACTCAAATGCTCTAGTAGATGCTTTAATTGCATCTTTACCTTCACGTTTAGCAATTCTAAGCCTCTTATTAATACCTTGAGCATTATATTTGGCATTTTCAAAAGTAGATGCCAATGTTTCATTTAGCAAGGAATTATTAAGTTCATAAGACTCCTTTCCAACTGTCACTTGTAGCTGCAAAAGTTGTGCACGGTTGTTTAAATCTTGCACACGATCATTATAAACACGACGTGCATCATTCATTGCCATTGAAGCTGATATATTATTCAGATCAACAGTTTCATCGAATGCTTTTACGCTATCCTTATAAAGATTTTTAGCTTGCTTGTAATTAGTTTCGCGTTGTTCAACAGCAAGGTCATAATTCTTCAACTCTTCTTCGTACTTAGCATCACGAAGATCATTGTAAAGTCTGGCAGCTCTTTCGTTTGCTTGTATAGCAGCAGCAACGTCTTTTTTTAAATTTTCATTTATATAGTCATGTTCTAGGCGGATAGCCTCCATCGTCTTTTTGCCGATGCCTTTTCCACTGCCACCACCGCTGGAAGTACCACCACCAAATAGTCCGCCAACAAAGCCAATAGCAGCACCAATACCAGCTAGATGTGGGACGCCTGTCGCAGCACCAATTTTAAATCCAGTTAATCCGCCACCAAGTCCACCCGTTAGATTTGCAGCCATATCTATGCCCTCCTAATGAAGCGTTGTGAATACTGTCCTTCCCACACCATTGAACTTAAAGAGATGGGAAAAGGTGTATTACTAAAGATTCTGATTTCCACGTTTTTGTTTCTTTGGTTTACTGGGAATGTATAAATAGATTCACCTTCGATAGCTACATCATCTGCTAAATAGTAATCAACATCAGCAGCGCCTTCATCTACAAAGGTATAATCTTCGTAAGCAAGGATGCTTGAATTGTTAGCAGGAGCTGTAGAAAATACAATACTTCCAGCGTCATTAATAGTAAACGCAGTAGAAGAAACATCGTTGATTTTGACAACTACGTCATTTCTATCGTCAGGTGTGAATGGTAATGAAAATGTAGTAGTGGATCCATCGCCAGTGAATGTAAATTGATCGCCTCTAATACCTTTAACACGTAGCTTCAAACCAAAGCTAGCAATCTCTCCACAACTAAATTTAAGTCGATTTAGTACAAGATAACTAGCATAGTCAACACGTGAACCTTCAGGTGATTGCTGGTAATAAAGAGTCGGAAGTGTTACGTCATAAGCAAACTTATATCCAACAACAACATCACCAGCTTGAGAACTTAAGTCTTTACCAGCAAGATAGAAGTAAGTTGAACCACCACTTGTGACTTTAGTAACAGGAGCAGTAAATCCAGATTCACTAATATTAGAAAAATTTATACCTGAACCTTTTACTAGAATTACAGGATCAAGTCCACTTACATCATCATAAGGAAGGTTGATTCTAGATCCACCATTTAATTCAGTAACACTGGCAGCAGTGGCATAAAAATCCATGTAAGGATTAACTGAGTTACCAGTAGAGCTAGTGACAATAGCCTCGCTAGGTGTACTTGTTATATTCAAACTGCACATCATGTACTTGGTGCCAGCCTGGATAACGGCATACATAACATCCTGTTCTACATTGATAGACAGTGGAAAGCCAGGAAGTTCCCACTTAAACCATGCCTGCATTTCTTGTCGTTCACCTGAATCGTAGAAACGATAAAAATATAAAGTCTTATCAGTTTCACCATACAGACAAACAAAAGAGTTCTGTGGACTACTCACCATGTGAGTGACTGAAGATGGAATATATTGAGAAACTACCTTTCCGATGTCAAGAACCTGTGGTGGGCTTTGAAGACCACGTAAGGTATAAGAGAAGATACGAGACCAAGCAGGCGTTTTACTAACAAAATAAATGTTGGTACCGACTGCAGTAGGTGGTATGTTTTTATCCATCTCATAGTTCGACATCCCGTTAATCAAAGAGTCTTGAGGCGTTAAGTTGCCAGACTCTGAATACATAATGAACTGTTGGTTTTGGCTAAATAGCAGCAAGCCAGTAACCGCAGGCAAAGCAGCATGAAGCTGCAAAGGTCGAACACTTGAACAAGCGAGATCAACTGGATCAGAGGCAGAAGAAAGAGATGATGTGATGTGGTAGAAATTAAAAAACTCACCAGACTGACTCATTGAAACATTTTCACCAGTCAAGAAACCAAGACGGTTGTTATTGAAAAATGCTGCGTTAATAGTATTATCAACAAAACTAGGTTGACTGTTAGTGGTGTCGTCACCTACAAGCCGCGCAGTGTAATTGATCTGTTGAAAGGTAAAGTTGTTAAGTGATGTATTAACTAACTCATGAGGCATTGTGGAGGCATCAAGCCCTGGTGACAACCCAGGCTTTAGCGTTTCCATCCAATAACCATCACCTAGACCACTACCTTTGTTTGCAACAAACTCAGCATAATAAGTATCAGCAGCAGCTGATGTATTAACAACAGTGACTTGTCTACCATGCTTAGATACAGTAGGCAGATCAGTAACTACATCAACTTCCTCTTGGAAGGATCGTAAAGCAGTACCACCAACACCTCCTTTTGCATCAAGAGTAAACGCAGATGTCTTTGTTAATTCAAGACAAAAGCTACCTTTTTCTACAGTAAGTCCAGAGATACTAGCGGCGTCAATAGCAGTCTTTAATCCTGTAAGGATAGTGTCTGCATTGAGCTTAGTATCGGTACTAGAAGGGTTGGTAAAATTATCAGCATTATAGGTTTGATAAGAAAAGGTAGTGCCATCAATAATGATTTCATAAGTCGCACTATATTCAATAGACCGTACAATGACGGAACCGGAATAGGTAGCAATAGCAGTACCTGATAAAGCTGCTACTGTTTTTGTTTTATTGAGAATTATAGAAGTATCTTGGACAGTCAGAAGTTCATAATTTTTAGAAAGAAGACCGTCGAGATAAGCACGTGGATTACCAGAACTTCCATAAGTAACAGTAGATTCAACGTAGTCACCACTACTGTCAGGGGTTGCATTCCAAATGTGGATAGCAGCATTTGAAGGAGTTGCATTACCTACAATGCAACCGAGATAGACTTCATCGTCATCTCTATTAATGTAGAACCACTTAGCATTAGCAAAATCAGGGGTAGTGTAATCAGTGCCACTTCCATCATGCAGAGCATCAAGGAACTTAAATCCAGGTCTTTTAGTAAGACCTAAAGCAGGATCAGGGTAAACATTTTTGGCTTCTTTAACCTGACCAGGAAGCTTCTTTGTGTCAGGTTGAGTTGATACACCACCCAGAAAGTTGGTGATTCTCTGAGTGATAGCAGGCATTAGCGATACAGTGCTTTATAGGGTTGATAACTGATGTAATAGTTTTCTCCTTCAGGGTGACCGAAGAATGTGTAGTCAGCTTGATTACAGTCATACTCAAGAGCATTAGCTCTTTTACTAGCTTCGCTTTGCTGAAGGATCTGATATTGAGCAGGATCTCCCACAAGACGAGTAGATGAAATAGTACAAGTTCTTGCAATAATATAATCTTGGATTGATACTGGAAGATCTAACCAATCAAAGTACCAAACAATATCAGCATATACATCACCATCAAACTTATAAGCATCTTCACGCGGTTCTTTCCACTTGTCATATAGTTTGCCATTACGACGGACTACATCTTTAGAACCATGATATTTTTGACTCAGGTCAACCTGAAGCATATTGTCAGTAATAGGAATTGTCTTATCTGACTGTGGAGTTAATTTGTAGTTATATTCTTTGTTATAATGCCAACC